TATCATTATTCATTCTTGCAGGTTGCTCAAAAACAAATGGGCGCATTGAGGAGGGAGTCACTATTGAGGTATTGACAGATTTTGTTGTTGATATTTTATAATTTTCAAATGAATTCAGATAATTAGCTTCAAGCCGTGCAACCGTTCTCACTCCACCACCCTGTGAAATATCAGGTTCATCAAATGATATAATGCGTACTTTTTGACTGTTTATTTCTTCATCAGAAAAATTTAATGTTATGACATCACCGATATTAAGATATAAGAATTTTGGCATAAGATTAAATGAGAACAATCTTGTATCATATTGAGAGAATTTTATTAATCTATATCCCTGCCTTGATGCTGTTATCGGATTTGAAATCCACAAATAATCAACATTCTCTGTTATAATCTCGTCATCTTCTTCCTGTGCAAGAAAATGGTCAACCTGAAAACTGCTTTCCTGATACGTTTCAATCCGGTCAATAAATTTTATGTTTATTCTATTCGCACAGATATTTTTATCTTTTAAATTTATCTCTATTTTCTGGTATTCGTCATTTACAATATCGCTGTCTCCAATCGTGACAACTGATGGGTCTGTATTTTTAAATACTCTAAACGTGTATCTCCCATCATTGTTTATATATATCGTGCCATGAATATATCCAAGAATATTTTGCAGAAAGTCAGATGTCTTTTCAGGTGTATTCAAAAAGACGCTCACACCTATTCTATTATCAACACAATAATCGGATAAATCCCGTAATGATTGTAGGTCAAGTTTTGTTTCCGATATATTTCTTTCATTTACCATAACGTCATAAAAAATCTGTGCAGGGTTCGCATCCATAATCAAATGCTGTACCCTGAATCCATTCGCACCATAATTAACAAAAAGAGTGCCGTCATAGCACCATTTTATATTTGGAGCAGAATGAGCAGTTGGCGTACTCCCCCATAAATCAGAAACGTCAACAACCTTTCTCAACTCAAGGCTTCCACCGGTCAAGGGGTCATACCCGATAACATTCAGATAACTCTCGTCTCCATCAACTCTGAACATTACCAATTCATCACCGCCACGAAGCACGGCAATGGATTTCGTTTCTATATCATATGCAGTTAAATCAAGTTCATCAACTTTTGATAAAGAACTCATATCAAAACTCATCAAGGTAGCACCACTTGCAAGAAAAGCGTAATCTTCGGTAACATCCATTGAAAAGTCATTCCCTGTATTATCAACAATGGCTGATACATCATATTTATTAAGTTCTTCTGTATAATCATTCCATGTAAATTTCTTTACAATATATCCAAGTGTATCATGGCAATAACAAACAAAAGAATTATCTTTATTATGGCAAACGCTTCCACTTGAAAAGTGCGCCTCTGGAGCATCAAATACGGCTGTTTGAGTATATTCCCCTGCCTCAATTATATCATTGGGAACATTCGGAATAAGCTCAAAAGGATTTTTCCTGAATCTTTTTTTCAAATCTATTGAAGTAACATACAAATAATACGGAGATGAAACATCATAATGGAGTATGTGAACATTAAGGGTTTTCTTCGTCTCAATTAAATCTATATCATAGATACCACATTTCGGGTTTGTTAATCCAAGAATGGATATATCAATCGTTCTTTCAACATCTTCAAACTTTTTCCTGTAAATCCGTATTTCAGATTCATTGACAAGGATTGTCTTTCCATTATAATCCTTAACGCAAAAATCTCTTACTCCAAGAGTTTCCGCTTCATCTTTACTCTCAACAAGTTGATACACTCTCGCACTATTTCCCGCATTAGAATTATACGGATACCGATGACCTTCAAAATTAAATATCGGGGCTTGAGCGTTATTCTTCCCGATATAAAAATCATCAAAAACAACATAGCATAATCCTCTGAATGGAACTGCATTTGTTACGCTTGTTCCTATTGTCGGGTCTATGGTCTGGTCTGAAGTTCCGGCATAAACTGTAACCGCAGGTTGAAACTCAAAAAAGAATGGGTCATTATTCTTCCACATTCTTGTAATATAGCTCTCGTACTGGCATAAGCCAATAGCGGCGTTCATGTAATATTTATAGCCTGTTACCTGTCTGCCACCTCCAGAACCTCCCTTACTTGATTTTATCGCCTTAGAGCGCAACCTGCCCTTCCAGATGTAATTACCGCCAAACTTCATTGTTCCATAAAGCAATGGAATGGGGATGTCAGTTTGAGCAGTATTCAAGCCGAGTTCGGTATATCGGTCTGGCTTTTCAAGTTTAGGTGGGAACAGATAATTCCCTATGGTCATACCAACGAGCCATCCCCATTGACCAAGGGGAGTACTCGCAAGAACAACACCAAGAAATACACCAGTTGCGTATCCCTTACTTTCAGTACCCATTTTTTATCCTATAAATCGCACATACATTCCCATAGTTTCTCAATCTTTGTTTCTTAACACCATGATTGGAAACAGCATGAATAATGCAATCATCATCAACAATTACCGCAACATGACTTTCTATTTTATTATAGAAAAATGAAACCACGTCTCCCCTGCCATGCTTTTCAAAAGGAATAATATCAGAAAACTTCAGGAGTATATTTTTAAATAGATTCACATCAACATCTTTAAGTTTTCCTCTATGCCAATCCTTGTAAATATAAGGCAAGCGATAATTATTTTGAATCAATCCCGCTTCCTGAAAAACGGCAAGGACAAGATTGCCGCAATCTATCCCTCTATTCTTTTGCCTTGCACCTTGAATGTACGGAGTATTCATCCAAGTATATGCAATATCAACAAGTTTGTCTTGTATGGTTGCTTCTTCTGTTATCATATCAATACCTCTGAAGGTTTCGGAATATTCTGGAAACCGCCAAAATTCAATTCATTACTGAAATTATCCTTGCAACTATCAAATGTCTTTTTACAATGTGGATAAATTTTATAATCTTCTCCAGTTGGATCATGCTTGAATGGAATGAGAACCTCTATCTCTCCAGTGATATATCTGCATACGAATCTTTTATCTCCAATATCAACACCAGATGTCAATTCCATATATCCTAAATCAAAATATTTATCTGCTTCAATTCTTGTACTGTCAAGTATGATTGTAGTAGTAGAGCCAAATTCAGCACTTCCAGTTTCTTCAAAGTTTGCTTTTAATAATTTACAATCATTATCATACATTGAAAATCCACAACTTTCAGAATACAATCTTCTTGGTATAGTTTTTCTGAACATATTCAATTCATTCTTGAGTGCTATATCAACGGTTGTTTTATTATAATTTACTTCACCGATTTCACCAACAAAATTAATCCTGTAATTAGAATGATTGCTTCTATCAATCCATGTTACGACTACCTCCGCATTATCAAGATACCGTTCAAAGAGTTTTTCAACGCTTAAATATTCCGAACTTCTCGGAACAATTACCTTTATCTCTCCAACGGATAAATCTGAACTCTTCTTCGCAGGGTCAGCTTTAATTGGAATTGCAAGATAGGTATTTCCGTCAACCGACCATACAATGTCACGTTCATAAGAAGTAAAATAAAATATACTACCATCAGCATAGGTTATTTTAAATAACTGCGCAAGAGTTATTTCTGTATTTGCAACTGCACTTTGAAAAGTCATTTTATGCTACCAATACTTCTAATATTCTTAAATCACTATAAGAAAGATTATTTAATTGAACATGAGAATATCCAGATACATCAGAAACAAATCTCATCCTGCGATAGAAATAAAATTCAGCTTCAATATTAACTGCGGCTGGTGGAGTAACAAAAGTAACAATTCCAGATTTCGTATAATCAATGGAATAATGAATTGTCTTTGTTTGAAGTGCGCCGTTCTTCCATATCTTTGCGTTAATCGGAGTTGAGAGAATATCCCACCGTTCATGTCCCTCTGCATCTTTTAACTGAAAATCAACTTCAGCACCATCTCCAACCCCAATGACTGTTTTTGAAACAAAGTTATAATCGGGGTCAAGAAAAAGGAAATCATCATACTGACCTTTCCTTGCCCTGAAGAAATCAAAAATAATCCTTGTTTCTGCAAGGGTCAATGCAGAGAAGTTCAAAGCATATTCCATCCTGTCATGCTCAACATTACTGAACACCTGTTGCAATCCAGAATAAGACTCAACAACGGTATTTTTAAAATTAACAACAGGCTCAAATGGAAATTGTATAAAGTTTGTCATTATATCATTTATTATAAGGTCTGACATAATTAAAATCCTCTATTTCTATTTATCATACCCTTCTGAAGTATCGCACCGATTGCATCTGCATTCCTGCTTAATACTCTAAACGTATCTGCGCCATCCAATGAACTCACATTAACATTTATTGAAACGTTGCCACCACCCCTTCCACCCTTGTCAAGCATACTCACAAGATTGGATTGCTGTCTTTTATTAAGAATCATCTCACCTTCTGAAGCAAGGATTGGGATTGTATCGCCACCCCTCGGATAACCACCTCTTGCTTTTACTATACCGCCAGTTGCGTATTCAGCCGGGGCTCTTCTTGGGGCATATCCTCCACCCATTCTGCCGCTTCCCAATATTTGACCAATCGTAACTGGAGATAGTCCAGCCAAAGGCGGTGCGGCGGTTGCGGGGACTCCTCCGAGAACTGGAGAAGGTTGAAATAGTCCCATTATTCCCATTGCAGTTTTCATGGCAAGTTGTTGCGCAATGATTTCTGAAATCATATTAACAAATGATTTAAAGTAATCTCCAAGAGATTTTAATTCTCCCTTCATTGCATCAAAAAATAAATCTTTAAATTCTCCCATCATTCCTTCTGCAATTTGTTGTGTAACATCACGCATCTTTTCACCCGATTCTTTTATGCTATCAATAAAATCCTCCCATTGTTCTGTTATTGTTTTTATTGGGTCACGCATAGCAGGGAACAAATCAGCGGTTGCCTCTCCAACGTCAATTATTTCATTTTTCATTCCCTCAATTTCACCTTTTGCATTAACAAAAACATTTTTTAATGAAGAACCTAAATCTTCCATTTGTTTTATTATCGTACCTTGAATGTAAAATCCGTCTTCATATATCCCTTCAAGTTCTTTTGCACTACCCTTTTCTTTTATTATTGCATTTCTTTTAAGATAAAGCCCTTTAAGCGTTTCATTAATAAATGCTTTTTCTTTTTCATAGGCATTAACATTTGTATCAAAAGATGATTTTAATGCGTTATCTTTATCAAAATAAGCTTTTTCTATTTCAATAATTTGCTTTTTTTGTTCTTCAGTCCAATTAGCGTTCCATTGAGCAAGTGCATTAAATTCATGCCCGTATGATTTTATTCTATCTGCCGCACCTCTTTCAGAAATATCATTTCTTAATTTTTCCCCTTTAACAATTAATTCTTGAATCTCTTCTTGATTATCTCTTAATTCATCCAAATCCATTCTTACTTTAATTAATGCTATCTTGTCAACTGTCTTAACAATTCCATTAAGCATAGATAAAAGTTTGTCTAATCCGATCATCATTCCAGACATCATATTTGATAACCAAGTGCCGAGTTTAGGAAGATTTTCAAGAAATTTAAAAAACATATCACGCAATTTTTTGATATTTCTCACCCAATCCTTAAACCATTCATCTATTTTCCCCGTTTCAATCAACTCAACAAACTTTTCTCTCAATTTCTTTATCGCTTCACCACCAATCTCACCTATTTGACGGAAATATTTTATTACTTTTTCACTTTTTAAAAATTGTCTTATAACTTCAAGAAATGCTTTCGCCTCATCAAATAATCCAGCCTTCGCAAGTTCAAGTTTTATATTTACAATACTATCACTTATCATTGATTTTAAGCCAGTAAATGTTGTTGCTATCTTTTGCGCCATTCCTGCAACACCATATTTAGGGTCAGTCAAAAGTAATGATAATGCTTGCCTAAATTGAGGCAATGTTAATTTTGAAATATCTGTTATCCCCATCTTCGTTTGCATGATACCACGAAGTATAGCACCGGGACCTCTACTGAACAATATCCCCATCTGTGCGGCACGACCAAGAACGTTTGCCATT